CATCCGTGCGGGATTTTTTCCCCACGGGAGATCCGGCGGCAGTCAAGGCGAGGGCCAGGGTGCTGCGGGAGCGCAGCGCGAAGGCGCAAAACGTTGCGGAAACGCAGCGGGAATTGAATCACATGGCATAGACCAAAAGCCAGAAAGGCAAGAGTCAGCACGTACCGGAGACCGGTGCGCGTCGGCCCTTGCCTTTTTTGTTTTCCGGCTTGTGACCCGGCCCCTGTGCCGGTATTCATCCTTTCTTCCCTTCCCTTCCGGTCTCCGTGCCCTACCACGGAGGCCGGGTCATGAGCCGGAGCTGCCGCCCTGCCTGCGCCGAAGGCCTGCGCTGGATGCGCGGGGTATTGACGTAAACGCGGTGGGGCGGCACGGTCCGAATCGGACACATTTCCCCGGCGCACACGGCGGCGTTCGCGCCGCAGCGGGTTTGATATCCTCCTGCGGCGGCCCTGGCTGCCATGTGAGGGTCGCCGTGTGCGCCGGGTATCACAGGAGGATCAGCATGGCAAAGAAAAAGACACCCGGCGGGACAGCCGGAAAGGGCGGCGTCAATCCGGCGCCGACGAGAGACGATCAGACGGTGCGTATCGCAGCGGAGCAGCTCACCATGGTTCTCATTGACGATCTCATTCCCTACGCGAACAACGCCAAGAAGCACGGCGTTAAGCAGATCAACCAGATCCGGGCCAGCCTGCGGGAGTTCGGCTTCGTAACGCCGGTGCTCATCGACTTTGACAACAACATCATCGCAGGCCACGGCCGGGTGGAGGCTGCCAGGGCGGAGGGCATGAGCGAGGTGCCCTGCGTGCTGGTGACCAACCTGACAGAGGCCCAGCGCAAGGCCTACATCCTGGCAGACAACCGACTGAGCGAGACGGCAGCATGGGACACGGAGCTGTTGAAAATCGAGCTGGAAGGTCTGGAGGCCTTGGACTTTGACACCGGGATCGCCGGCTTTGACGCGGAGAGCTTCGCAGAGATCGAAGCAAGCCTCTCCGGCCATCCAGCTGCCGAAGATGCAGCGGAGCCGGAAGACAAACACTTCTGGGGCGACGAGGAGAGCAAAACCTCCGAAGAATACGAAGCTTTTACAGACAAATTTAAACCGAAATTGACCACGGATGACTGCTACACCCCGGAAAACATCTACACCGCGATCCGGGACTGGGCGGTGGAGCACTACGGGCTGGGCGACGCTCAGATCCTGCGGCCCTTTTACCCCGGCGGCGACTACGAACACGCAGACTACCCGGAAGGCTGTGTGGTGATTGACAACCCGCCATTTTCAATCCTCTCCCAGATCTGCCGGTTCTACATGGAGCACGGTATCCGTTTTTTCTTGTTTGCTCCTGCGCGAACCTTGTTCAGCATTGCTTCCGGTGCCTGTAACTACCTGCCCATGTCTTGCCACATCATTTATGAAAACGGGGCGGATGTGCCAACCAGCTTCCTGACGAATTTGGGGTCGTTTAAAATTGAAACCTGCCCGGAGCTGCGGCAACTGGTGGATGAGCTGAACACCCGGAACGTCAACGCTGATGCGGTAGAACTGCCTGGCTATACCTACCCGGACTGCGTGATGACTTCCATCCGGATCGCACCGACGGCAAGATACATGGCCTTGCAGGTACCGCCGGAGGACGCCAGCTTTGCCCGCGCTCTGGATGCGCAGGCTGAACAGAAAAAAACTGTTTACGGAGCTTGTTTCCTCCTGTCGGAGAAGGCAGCGGCGGAAAAGGCAGCGGCGGAAAAGGCAGCGGCGGAAAAGCGCGCCCAGTTTGTCTGGGAATTGTCCGACCGCGAAAAGGCCCTTGTAAAAAGCCTTGGGAAGCACGGCGGTGCCGTATGACGGTGCAAGAAGCTGAGCGGATCATCGCGCGGACGAGCAGCCCGCATCTGAAACGGGACATGCAGCGGTTTATCAAAAACCAGCGGAGAAAGGAGGGCCGGAATGGCCGGGAAAAGACAGCCAACGGATGTGGTGATTGCCAACGGGCGAAAGCACCTGAGCAAAACCGAGGAGGCGGAGCGAAGGGCCGGTGAGGTAAAGGTCTCCCCCGCCAAGACGGCCAAGCCGCCCAAGTGGCTGCCGGAGACGCTGAAAAAGGACTTCCGGGCCATCGGCAAGCGGCTGATTGCCTCCGGCCTTTACACGGAACTGGACGCCGACACGCTGGGCCGCTATCTGGTGGCCCAGCACCAGTGGCTCATTGCCACCGGCGAGACAGAGAAGGCGCTGGCTCAGCGGGACCAGGAAGGCACCGACGGCTGGGGCAAGATCCAGGAACGATACTTCAAACAGGCTCGAAACTGCGCCAACGATATGGGTTTGACCGTCACCAGCCGCTGCCGCCTGGTGGTGCCAGATACCGGCAAGCAGGCGACGGAGGACAGCAACCCCATGCTGGAGCTGATCCGGGGAGGCATGGATCGGTATGCCTGAGATGTTGACGCTGGCGCCGAGTATCGAAGTACCGACGCCGGATGACGGTGCGGAGCTGCGATACAACCAGGCCGAGGTGGACCGTGTGGAGAAATTTTTTTCCATGCTGGTGTTCGGCCAAAACCAGTGGGCCGGCCAGCCATTCCACCTTCTGGAGTGGGAGCGGCGGGCCATCCGGGAGTTCTTCGGCATCCAGATCCGCAACGATCGCGGCCAGTGGGTGCGATACCGCCGGTATCTGTATGACGAGATCGCCAAAAAGAACGGCAAGAGCGAGTTCGCGGCCGGGCTGGGGCTGAATCTGCTGGTGAATGACGGCGAGAGCCGCCCGCAGGTGGGCATTTTCGCCGCCGATAAGACCAACGCGGATATTATCTACCAATGCGCCAAGTACATGGTAGAGCACACGGCGCTGGGCCAGCCGGCCCACCGGCCGCTGGCATGGTGCCGGGACAGCGTCCGGGAGATCCGCACCCGCTTCGGCGGCATAATGAAGGTCTACAGCAGCGACGCGGACACCAAGCACGGTTTCAGCTTTTCGGCCATTATCATCGACGAGCTGCACGCCCAGCCAAACCGGCGGCTGTGGGACGTCCTGACGGTGGGCTCCAACGCGGCCCGGCTCCAGCAGGCGGTGATCGTGCTGACCACGGCGGGCGATGACCCAGACCGCAAGTCTATCGGCTGGGAGATCCACGAGAAGTGCCGCAGGCTGCTGGCATGGCGGCGGGGTGAGCCGGAGCGTCCCATGGATGAGGACGATCCGCAGTGGCTCCCGATCATGTACGGCATTTCCACCCTGACGCAGGACGATCCGGACAGGATCGCGGAGCTGGACATCTATGACGAGGCGCTGTGGAAAACCTGCAACCCCAGCTATGGCGTGACAATCCAGCCCCGACAGTTCCGGGATGACGCCCGGGCGGCTAAGGCCAGCGAGGCGGCGGAGCGCAATTTCCGGTGGCTGCGGCTCAACCAGTGGATCAGCACCAAGGACGTGGGGTGGCTGCCCCTGACCCTCTACGACAAGACTCAGATCGGCCCCTCCGCCAAGGCGGAGCGGGAGGCGTGGGTGGAGGAGCACCTGACGGGCAAGACCTGTTACGGCGGGCTGGATATGTCCCTCCGGACGGACCTCAGTGCCCTGGTGCTGGTGTTCCCGCCCCAGCCGGGACTGGATCAGGGCGTGGCCCTGTTCCGGGCGTGGCGGCCCCTTGAGGGCGTGACGGAGGCAGAGCAGCGGGATCATGTGCCCTACCGGGACTGGGAGCGGGCCGGGTTCCTCACCCTTTGCCAGGGCGACATGATCGATAACCGGGACGTGATTGCGGCCATCCTGGACGCCAAGGAGCGGTATGACCTGCGGGCGCTGGGAATCGACCAGTACCTGACGGCCACCATGACGCCGTTGCTCCAGGATGAGGGCGTGGAGATCATCGCCATCCCCCAGACCATGGCGGGCATGAGCCCGGCCATGAAGGAGCTGGAGGGCTTGATCCGGGAACACAAGATGCTCCACGTCCACAACACCTGCGCCCGGTGGTGCTTCGGCAACGTCCGGTGCGCTGTGGACGGCAACGAGAACCAGAAGCCCATGAAGAACCGGAGTATCGGGCGCATCGATATCACGGTGGCGTGGATCATTGCCGTAGCGGCGTGGATCGTGAAGCGAAACCGACCGATGTCTCTGGCGGAGGCTATGGCGTATCGAGCGTATCACTTGTAAGGAGTGGAGATATGAGAAAAAGATTTGCAACGGTGATCGTCAAAAATGTCAGTATGATCGTTTTGGTGGCCGGTGCAGCCGTTACGGCTGTAGGCGCCGGGATGATCTATCTGCCCGCCGGTTTGATTGCCGGCGGCGTGCTGGCCATGGCTGGTGCTGTGGTAGCCATGTTTGGTGAGGAGGACGACAGATGAGTTTACGCAAGGGCCTGGTGAGAGCTGGGCGGACACTGGACAGTCCCCGGCAGAAATCTCTTAGCGGAGTGATCCCAAAGTTAACTCTGGATAACCCGGCGGGCTGGATCTCCGGCGAGGAGAGTGTAGCCATGAGCCGGGACAAGGCCATGAAGGTGTCGACGGTCAACCGGTGCGTGGAGGTCTTGAGCACGTCTATGGCGGTGTTGCCGGTGTACACCATGAATGAGTCCACTAAGGAGCGGCTGCCGGATCATCCTCTCCAGCCTATGCTGTGGAGCCGGGCCAATGAGTCCATGAGCACCTTCGACTACCAGCGGCTGATGATGTGCAACCAGTTGCTGCGGGGCAATGCCTATGCGGGTATCGTGCGGGATCCCCGGAGCGGCCGGCCGCAGGAGCTGATCCCTTTGCCTCCGGACTATGTATCGCCGGTTTTCGATGATATCGGCGATTTCTGGTATGTATTCACCCACCCGGTCAGCGGCGAGATGACGCTGCTTCGCCCGGAGGATGTGATTCACTACAAGGCATACAGCGAGGACGGCATTGAGGGCGTGAGCGTGCTCAAGCGGGCATCCCTGACCCTGAGCACCGCCCGGGCTGCGGCGCAGTACGAGAACAGCACGTGGCTCAACGGCGGGCAGCCTTGCGGCATCCTGACCACGGATTCCGACCTGGGCGGGCAAGTACAGCGCGTGCAGGCAGACGGCTCTACCGTATGGGTGGATCCCAAGGAGGAGCTGCGGCGCTCCTGGGAGAGTGTTCACCGGGGGCCGGACAAAGCGTTCCGGGTGGCGGTGCTGGACCTGGGCTTGAAGTATCAGCCCATCTCCATGACCAACAGTGACGCACAATTTGTTGAGAGCAATGAGATCCGGGTAGCGGATGTGTGCCGGTTCTTCGGCGTGCCCCTCCATCTGGCCTATGCCGGAAAGCAGAGCTACGCCAGCAATGAGCAAAACGGCATTGAGTTTGTCAACTACACCCTGCTGGGCTACGAGACCCAGTGGGGGCAGGAGGACACCTACAAGCTGCTGCTGCCGTCTGAGCGGGCGGGCGGGCTGCGGATCAAGCGGGAGCTGAAGGTGTTCCTCAAGGGCGACACAACGGCTCAGGCTGCTTACTACCGGGCACTGCGGGAGATCGGCGCGCTCAACGCCGATGAGATCCGCGCACTGGAGGACCGGGGCCGGATCCCCGGCGGCAGCACCTACTACGCAAGCTGGAACTACGGCCCCCTGGCGGATTTTGACCGCCTGAGCGTGATCCGGGCGCTGGGGAAAGATCCGGATGATGGAGGTACAGCATGAATGGAATTTTAAAGGCTGCCCATGTGGAAAAACAGGCGGCCAACGAAAATGAGCTTCGGCTCATCAACAAGCAGACGCTGCGGGAGCTGACTGCTGAGGAGGTTTTTACTTTCCGGCTGGCGGCTTGCGATAATCAGGTAGACCGGGACTATGAACGGTTTACGGACAAGGCCTTGGAGGGGCTGGCTCCGCTGTTTGTCGGAAAGTCTGTGCTGATGGACCACATGTGGACTGCTGCCAACCAGACGGCCCGGGTCTACGCCGCTGACGTGGAAACCAGGGGCGAGATCAAGCAGCTGGTTCTGCGGTGCTATATGCCCAGGTGCGAGGCTACGGCGGGAACCATTTCTGCCATTGAATCCGGCATTTTGAAGGAGTGCAGCGTGGGATGCCGCATGGGGAGCGCCATTTGCTCCATTTGCGGCGCGGATCAGGCCAAGACCTGCTGTGAGCACCGCCACGGCAAAACCTATGACGGTACGCTGTGCGTGATGGCGCTGGATGATCCCCAAGACGCCTATGAGGTGTCCTTTGTGGCCGTTCCCGCCCAGCCGGAGGCCGGCGTTATTAAGTCCAAGCGCTACGGAGGTCAGGCGGAGCCGGCTTCCGATCCCGAGACCCAGCGCATGGCGGAGGCCATGCAGGAATTAGAAACAAGACGATATGGAGGTATGTGAGACATGACTTATCAGGAATTGCTGGAACTGAAAAACAAGCGGGCGGAAAAGGTCCGCGAGGGTGAGGGCTTGCTGGCGAAGAAGGATTTTGACGCCCACAAGACCCTGATGGGCGAGGTCCAGAAGATGAACGCGGAGATCGACGCTGCTGAGAGCCAGCTGGCCGAGGAAGGCCGCTTCGCCGAGGGCGACCCCAAGATGAAGGCTCTGCACGCCCAGCAGCAGAAGAAGAAGGCGGAAGAGGAGACCGAGAAGAGCGTGGACGCCATCCGGTCTGAGCCGGAGTACGCGAAGGCGTGGGCTGAGGCCCTGCGGGCGGGCATGACCGTGAAGAAGTCCATGGGTGTGGAGAAGTTCAACATCCTGCACAAGGCCTTGGCGGTGGGCGGCGGCACTCCTGCCGGTTCCGACGGCGGTTTCCTCGTTCCCATCGATTTTGACAACGCCATCATCCAGGAAACCAAGGACTATCTGGATCTCTCCACCCTGTTCAACGTGGAGACGGTTTCCACCATGACCGGCTGGCGTGCCGTTGAGGTGGCGGGCCAGCGGACCAAGCTGCCTTTGGTAGGCGAGAACACCGCCATCGGCAAGAATAACCAGCCCAAGTTCAAGAAGGTGAGCTACAACATCGGCAAGTACGGCGACCGCCTGCAGGTTTCCAGCGAGCTGATGGCGGACAATACCGCCGGCCTGATCCAGTACCTGGCCCAGTGGTTTGGCCCCAAGTACATCCTGACCAAGAATGATCTGCTGCTGACGATCCTTAAGAAGCTGACCTTCACGGCTCAGAGCGCCACCACCGACAAGGACAAGGTCAAGGCCATCAAGTCCGTGCTGAACAAGAGCCTGAACACGGCATACAGCCGGGGTGCTGTGCTGCTGACCAACCAGAACGTCTACGATGAGATGGACAACTGGGTGGACGGCAACAATCGGCCTATGCTGGTGCCTGACGTGTCTGGCGATTTCGACCGCTTCAAGGGCCGCCGCGTGGTCTACGGCGACAACGATCTCATCGGTGAGCACAAGGCCGCGTCTAAGACCTACGATCCCCTGTTTATCGGCGACTTCAAGGCGGCGGCAACTCTGTTTGTCCGTAAGGGCATGGAGGTCGCGGCTACGGATGTGGGCGGCGACGCATGGGCTAACGATGCCTATGAGCTGCGCTGCCTGTGCCGCATGGACGCCGAGAGCGTGGACGATACCGCTGTGGTATTCACCGGCTACGAGCGCGCCACCATCGGCGGCTGATCGGAGGGGTGACGGATGGCGGCGTTTAGTGACCGGCAGGCCAGCATCCTGAGCTACTGCCGGATCGACGATCCCACGCCGGAGGACCTGAGCCTGCTGGAGGGTTTCCATGCGGACGCCGTCAGCTACATGGAGGGCGCGGGCGTGGCGGAGCCGGAGGCCGGTTCCGCCCGCCTGCCCCAGTACAATGCCTGTATTCTGGCGCTGGTGCTGGACGCCTGGGACAATCGGGGCATCCAGACCGCCGACAAGGCGTTTGCAGATAATCCGGCTTTCCGGCGGCGGCTGAACCAGTTGAAGCTGACGGAGCCGGTGCGGTCCGATTCGGACACGGAGGGCTAAGCCATGGATGTGAATGCTGGAAAGCTGAATAAGCGGGTGGAGATCGTGCGGATCTTCACCTCCCCTGACGCTGACGGCTACGCAGCCCCCACGGAGACGGTGATCCGGCGCCCCTGGGCGCAGTTCTTCCGGGTCAGCGGCTCCGAGGCGCTGCGGCAGGGGGCGGACATGGGCGACGTCAAGGCGCGGTTCTTGATCCGCTCCGGGCATACGGCCATCAGCCGGAAGGACCGGGTGCGGTACAACGGCGCGGACTACGAGATCGAGTACGTCAATGACTACGGCGACAGCGGCGAGTATACAGAGCTGATCGCCAAGCTGCTGACGGCGGGAGGCTGAGTATGAGCATCAACGAGACCATCATCCAGGCGGTGACGCCCATCGTGCCGGTATGCGTTCCGGATGTGTACCGGCCGGACGCCGGGGAGACGGCAGCGGAGACCTACTGCGTGTTCAACTACACGGAGTCGCCGGATGTGTTCGGAGACGATGAGCCGCAGGCCATTCGCTATCTGATCCAGCTGCATTTGTATCTGCCGCTGGGGCAGACGCCGCTCCGCCTGAAACGGCAGCTCCGGCGGGCCATGCTGGACGCCGGTCTTGCGGTTGGGGATTATACCAACGCCAGCGATCTGGAGGGCCAGCACTACGTTCTGGAGTGTCAGGCGCTGGATCTGGAGGTAGGCTGATGGGCTTCACGGTCAGAGGGCTTGACGAGTTCTCCCTATCCATTCAGGAGCTGGCGGAGCTGCCGAACGCAGTGCAGGATGACATGCTGGAGGCCGGAGCCGCAGTTGTGGCCAAAGCCCAGCGAGACAAGGTGATGGCCTACGGCATCTATGACCGGGAGAGCACCCAGCATGTGGCGGATTCCATCAAGCCGGGCAAGGTAAAGCTAAAAAAGGGCGAGCGGGTCATCTATGTCAGCCCCACGGGTAAGCGGAAACGGGGCAACACAGAGACCCGCAACGCGGAGATCTTATTTGTCAACGAGTTCGGCAAGAAGGGCCAAAGCGCCCGGCCTGCCGTGCATGACGCCAACGAGGCCAGTGCGGAAGCCACCACGCGGGCAGAGTTTGAGGTTTATGACAGGTGGCTGAAATCCAAAAAACTGTAAGGAGGAAACCATGGGCAACAAAGCAGTTAAAACACCTCTTGGTATGGTGTCCAGTTACTTCTTCCCCTTTGCCAGTGAGCCGGTGGGTACCCATCCGGTCTACGGCGAGAAGGTGGACATGGGCGCAGCCGTCAAGGGCTATCTGAGCCTGACCACGGCCTCCGGCGACATCACCGGCGATGACGCCATGCTGCTGTATTTCGAGCAGTTCGTCTCCGGTCAGGTGGACGTGGAGACCACGCTGAGCGATCTGGAGGTCAACGCCAAGATCTACGGCCACAGCTACAAGGCGGGCCGCGAGACCGCCAAGGGCGAGGACAGCGCCCCCAACGGCGCCTACGCTTTTATTGAGCCGATTTTGAAGAAAGACAAGACCCTGGTATACCGGGCCTCGTTCTTCTACAAGACCACGGCCATGCTGAGCGCGGAGAAGCAGGAGGCGGACACCCGCAAGAGCGACTTCAATCCCAAAATGAACGCGGTAAGCCTGCGGGTGATGAAGGACAACGCGGACGCATGGCGTGAGCGGCAGGAGTTCCCCACCCAGTCCGAGGCGGAGGCATTCATCGACTCTCTGGCGGGCGGCACGGCGGCCTACGGCGTGACCATCACCCATATCGGCACCGGCACCAGCGATCCCGGTGAGGGCACTACCTATGTGACCGCCGGGCAGAGCCTGGCCATCGACTTCGGCACCAAGGACCCCACGGCGCTGTATGACAACGCCGTCAACGTGACCAGCAATCTGGCCGCGCACAAGTACACCGTAAGCTCCATCGCGGCGGCACACGAGATCGTGGCCGTCTGGAGCACCTGATCTTTACCGCAAGGACGGCCCGCAATGGGCCGCCCTTGCAGGAGGTTTATGCCATGCGATACGTTACCTTTGATTTCGACGGCAGCCCTCTGCCGCTCATGCTGACGGCGGGGGCGCTTTTTGATATTTATGACCGCTTCGGCGTCCATGACAGCATCCTGCGGGCCACCGGGGCCATGGAGGATACCCCCCAGGGCTGGATGGCCTGCTGTGAGCTGGCGGAGCTGCTGATGCAGCAGGCGGCGCTGTGGCGCAAGCGGCAGGGCTATGCCGACCGCAAGCGGGCCACGGGCTGGCCGTTGCGCTCTCAGGACCGGGCAGCGGTCCGCACCGCCGTGCGGCAGGCCATTGCGCGGGGCTTTTACCGGGCAGTGCCCTCCGGAGAGGACGCCGGGGAGGTCAACTTAGTCTTAGCGGCCCGGGAGGATGAGCGGGCGGAGGATCCGGAGCGGCTGCGGATCGGTTTTCTGGCCGTTTGCGCCGCCCGGCTGCATCTGGCCCCGGCAGACGCCCTGCTGCTGACGCCGGGCGAGTATCTGGACATGGTGACGCTTTTGAGCGGCGGAGAGGAGGGAGACTATGGCGGTCCGAGTAATCACTACTGAAATATCCATCAAGAATGAAGCTGAGTTTAAGCGGCAGATTTCTTCAATCAACAATAGCCTCAAATCTATGCAATCCGCAATGAAACTTCTGGATGCGCAATATGAGGGGCAGACAGACAGTGCGGAATATTTAACCAAGAAGCAAAAACTTCTTCAAGAGCAATACGATCAGCAAAAAGTGAAAGTCCAGGCACTTTCCAAAATGCTGGACAGTGCAAGGTCTGTTTACGATGAAAACAGCAGCGTTGTCACAAGATATAAAACGCAGCTTGATAGTGCGACCATTCAGCTGCTCAAAATGGAGCGCGAGGTCAAAAATGTCAGTAGTGCAATGGAATCGGCCAGCAAGTCAACCGTTGCGGCCGATAAGCAAATTGCAGTTTTTGACAAGACTTTAAATGACGCAGGTGATAGCGCCGATGATGCAGCCGACCAGGTTGAAAACTTTGATGATGCAGTGGAACAAGCCGGGGATAACGCTGACGACAGTTCTGATGGTTTAGGTGATTTTGCAAAGGAACTTCAGAATTTGCAAACTGCCGCGAAATCTGGGAATATAACCGGCGTTGTTTCTTCGTTACAAAAGATTAAGGGCCTGCTTGCCGGGGCGGCTATTGTCACGGGAATCAAGGAAATCGGCGAGGCTATTCTCAATATTGTTGAAGACACCAAAGAGTTCCGACAGATCGTTGGAACACTCCAGACATCCGCTGAAGAAGCTGGATATACGCTTGAGCAAACTGCCGAGCTGTTCCGGGACGCCTACTCTGTGTTTTCGGATGAACAGGTAGCCGCTACGGTTGTCGCTAACCTTCAAGCAATGAATCTTAGTCAGGCAGAATTAAAAAAGATGCTGGAACTGACAGAGGGGGCTTGGGCCACCTATGGTGATTCAATCCCCGTTGACAGTCTCGCTGAAAGCATTAACGAGACGGCTCAAACCGCAAAGGTGACGGGAACATTTGCAGATGTTCTAAATTGGGCTGGCATTAACGAGGACAAGTTTAATGAAGCCTTGGCAGCGTTGCCTGATACCGCCGCCAGAGCAAATCTTATGATGACTACCATGGCCGATGAAGGGCTTGATTCTACTGCTGAGGCGTGGAAAGAAAATAATAAGGAAATTCAAGAGTACAACGCAAAGCAGCTGGAACTAAAAGAAGCAACTGCCCGGCTTGGCGAATCTCTGTCACCGGTCGCGTCCGCATTCACGGATTTTGGAATCAGTGCCGTAAATGCGCTGGCCAGCATTACTGACACGGTAATCGGAACAATTGACAAGATCAAAGAGTTTAAGGCGGAGTATAACGATTGGGCCAACAGTATTCCCGTTCTTGGTCCGCTTCGCGAAAAGGCCATCGAGAACCAGACGTATTATCGGGAGCATGAAAGTCTTGGCGCAAAATTTAAAAACTGGATCAACGGCTCCCATGCCGACGGGCTGGATTACGTCCCCTTTGACGGCTACGTGGCGGAGCTGCACCAAGGCGAGGCGGTGCTGACCTCCGGCGAGGCCAGTTTCCTCCGCAGCGCCATGGCGGCGGGGCGGACGCTGGGCGGCGGTCGGCGGAGCAGCCGGGCCGTGTCCGATTCGGACACCGGCGGCAGCGGCGGCACGCCGAAGGTCTACGATCTGACGATCCCGGTGGAGCTGACCATTGACGGCGCCACCTTCGCCCGGAAGGAATACAAGTACCGCATTGCGGAGGACAACCGCCGGGGCGTCTCTCTGGCGGGGAGAGGAGGCAGCCGATGACACGGCCACCCTATATCGTAGACGGCGTGGATTTCACCGACTACGTCAACCGCTGGCAATACTCCGTGGGCTATGTGTACCGGGAGGGCTCCAACGCGGCCCTGCGGCTCAGCGGCTTACAGCCCCGGGACCTGCTGGCCATCAAGCCCCGGGTCTCCGTGACGGTCAATGACCAGCAGGGGCCGCAGCTGGCGGCGCTGCTGACGGCGGTGCTGAAGAACTACGTGCAGCTCACCTACTTCGAGCCCAAGGACAACGCCGTCCGGACGGCCACCTTCATGCCCACGGTGGAGGAGGTCAGCATTCCGCCGGTGCCCGGCTCCGTCCGATGGGGTAAGGGCTTCCGGATCACCATGGAGGAGGCGTGACGATGGCAGTTAACGAGATCCGCTACAAGGGCGTCAGCTACGCCATGGACGATGATATCAAGGTCCCCTCCGGGATCCTGTACGAGGTCAAGGCCCTCCGCTCCGACAGTCTGGAGGCCAACAGCCTCACCGTCACGGTGTTTTCCAATGACAAGGCCATCATGGGCTTTGCGAAAAATGACAAGGTGGAGTATTTCCGGAATGGCCGCCGGGTGGGCGTGTACTATCTCCAGACGGTGGAGCGGGTCGGCAGCGACGCCTATACGCTCTCCGCCCTCTCCGCACTGGGACGGCTCATCACCATGCGCCACGTGGGCGGCATCTACACCGGCCAAACGGTGGCGGAGGTAGTCCCCCAGATCTGCGGCCCGGTAGAGGTGATGATCGAGAGCGTATACGCCAGCCGCAAGCTGTACGGCTACCTGCCGTACAGCAACCCGGACACCCGGACCGGCAACGGCCGCAGCGCCCGGGACAACCTCTCCCAAGTCCTGTTTGCCATCGGGGCGTCTCTGGGGGTTGACGAAAACGGCGTCATGCGGGTGGAGAAGCTGTGGGACGGCGTCTCTGCCACGGTCACGGCGGACCAGATCAACGAGGACTCCTGCTCCACCGTGTACGAGACCCCGGTGAGCGCCGTGGAAATCACGGAGCACCAGTGGGTCAAGAGCCAGGATACCGTCACCCTCTTTGAGGGCACGGCAGAGGACGGCGCTCTGGTGACGTTTGAGGAACCCGCCCACAGTCTGACGGCGGAGGGCTTCGCCATCACCGAGCAGGGGGACAACTACGCCATTCTGTCCGCCGGGACCGGCACCCTCACCGGCAAGAGCTACAACCACCTGACCCGCATCGTCCGCCGGACGGTGACGGAGGGAGCCGAGGAAAACGTGGTGCCGGTGAGCGATGCCACGCTGGTGTCCCTCACCAACAGCGTGGACGTGGCCAAGCGCATGGCGGACTACTACCGCCACCGGGAGACCATCCGGGTGGACGTGGAGCCCGGCACGGAGCGGGCGGGCAGAGTGGTGCAGATCTTCCACCCCTGGGACAAGAAGATGGTCCAGGCCTGCGTGGAGAGCCGGGAGACGGTGATCTCCGGCATCCTCAACAGCCAGACCAGCGCGCTGGTGGGATTTAAGCCGGCGCAGCCGGATACAAGCCAATATTATAACGTCCGTCAGGAAATCCTTGAGGACACTGAAATTGTAATCCCGGAAGGAACCACGTCAATTCATGCAGTGCTTGGCTCTGCAGGGGATGATGGGCAGGCCGGAGCAAATGGCGAGGCTGGTACTGACGGAGGATACGCCCGGATCAATTCCCGTGAAACAGGAACGTCTGTAGGTACACAAGGCAAAGGTGGGGCAGGAGGAAAGGGTGGCCTCGGCGGCAGCGGCGGAAAAGTTTTGCCGGTTGATCTGGATGTCTCCCCCGGCGATGTGCTGCACATCCATATTGGCTTAAACGCTGGGCAGAAAGAAACCACCATTACTTTGAACGGGAAGCTCGTCAGCAGCGCACAGGGGGCCGTTATGGCTGCTGGATACACAGACCCTACTACGGGGGACGTATACTCTGTTCCTGGCGTTTCCGGGATCGATGGCGCAGCGGGCGGCAATGCACAGACGACCACCGCTGATGCTTCCTCTGGTGGAAATGTTGGAGAATTCACGGGTGCCCATGGAACCTCGGCCAGACTGGAGGATTATACCAACACTGATAAGGTAGCGGATGGATACACGCAAAGTACAAACTCTTCTACAAGTCAGTATGGCACATTCACCGGTAGGGAAGATATCTCCACGGACAAAGACGGCTACGTCACTTTCCTGGGTCGTGAAAAGACGATTGGCGGCACGGCCAGTTCGTTTGCTGACGGCACGGCATATAGATTAGTGTCTTCTGATTCTAACTACACGCAGTACAGAAAGGGCGTGGCCTCCAAGCCAAATGTCACTGTTACTACGGTTACAAATACGCATAAGTACAAGACCATCCGTGCACGAACAACCTATGGCAACCTCGGAAGCGGTGGCGGCGGGGCTGCACAGGGGGCAAACGCCAGCGATGCTGCCGGTGCGAATGCTGCTGCGCCGGACGCACCCACTAAGCGTGGGAGCGGTGGCAATGGTGGCAACGGCGGCGGTGGCGGCGGTGGCGGTGGCGGTGGTTACGTAGCGATCACCGGAGACGCCGCAGCCAGCGCGGGCGGAAGAATGTATGGGCTATCCGGAGGAACACCAGGCCAAGGAAGCGAGGGCTCCCACGGCTCAGACGGATACGCCATTTTGTACTATGGTCTTATCAGAAAAAGCCCCACAGGTCCTCTGGTCACATCCGAACAAAAGTGGCTGCTGGATAGCCTGGGGCGAAGAATCATCGTATAAGGAGGCAGCTATGGCAACATTAGAGGAACGTGTGGCGGCGCTGGAAAACCAGCTGGCGGCACTGACCGCCCCGCCCACGGAATATTACACCATGGCGGAGACCGGTGAAACGGTGGACACCGCCGTACAGGCCGTGAAGAATGGGGCCTTTGTGGTGCCGTCCTCCACGGCGGGAAGCACGAAGAAATTCAAGCTGACGGTAGACGATACCGGCACCGTCAGCGCCACGGAGGTGACGTCCTGATGGTACAAGGTGATGCGTATAGCATTGATATTACAATCCAAAATCAGGGCCAGCCCCTCAGCGTGGAAGGCGTGGAGCTGGTGGAGGTCACGTTGCTGAACATCACCCGCAGCTACCCGGAGGAAGTCACTTACTCTGACGGGAAATTCCATTTCCCCATCACCCAGCAGGAGACCTTCAAGCTCCCGCCCATGTGCCCCATGCAGGTCCGGGTGAAGTTTACCGGCGGGGACGTGGTCGGCTCCATGATCCAGATGGTGGAGGTAGCCGGGGCCATCAGCAAGGCGGTGCTGTGATGATTACCTTTGACCTGTCCCCTCGTCCGGCGTTAGAGGTCAGTTTTGAGGTTTCCGTTTCCGCCGTGGGCGGGAACCCTTACACCGGAGATTATCGGGTCGCGCCTAAGATTTATACCCCCGTGACCCTGCCCACCAAAAGCAAGACCATGAAGGACGATGTTACCGTCCTGAAGATCCCCCAGTACGAGGTTTCCAACGAAGCCGGGGGAAATACTTTGATTATGGGAGACGAATATTATGGCGGATAAGTACATCAACAAGGTCATCATCGGCAATGACGTCAAGCTGGACCTTACCGGGGACACCATCACTTCGGAGGACCTGAAAAAGAACGTCACGGCCCACGACAAAAGCGGTGCCCCCATCGTGGGAACCAACACCTTTGACGCCGACACCCAGGACGCCACGGCGGCAGCGGCGGAGCTGCTGGACGGCAAGACCGCTTATGCCCGGGGCGCAAAGCTCACCGGCACTATGCCCAACCAGGGCAGCAAAACCTTGACCATTGCAGTGAAAACAGAAACCCCCGCTATCCCCATGGGCTTTCACGACGGCTCCGGCAAGGCCCAGATCGACGCGGACGAACAGGCAAAGATCATCCCCGGCAACATCAAGCAGGGCGTGTCCATCCTTGGCGTAGAGGGCACTTATGGCGGCGAGGCCGTCAAGGCCCAACCTAACAAGAACGTCACCCCCACTATGGCCCAGCAGATCATCACCCCGGATGCGGAGTATGACTATCTGGCACAGGTGACCGTGGCGGCTATCCCCATCACCTACACGGACAACGCGGCGGGCGGCCAGACGTTGGCGGTGGGAGCGTGATGGTATGGCGGTCAATAAAGTGGAAATCAACGGGGAGACGAAGCTGGATCTGACACAGGACACCGTGACCCCGGAGAATCTGCTCTCCGGGGCCACCGCCCACAATGCGGCGGGGGAGCGGATCAGCGGCGCAGTTGCTGTCGCGGAGGCATCCACCACCACGCCGAAAGCCCCCGGCACGGCTGCGGTGGGCACGGAGCAAAAATACGCCAGAGGGGACCATGTTCACCCAAAAGAGGTCAGCGACACCGACCGGGCAACATGGAACGGGAAAGCCGATCTTGTAGACGGCAAAGTGCCTGCAAGCCAGCTGCCGGAGATTTCCTCCGTCAAGACCTACACCGCCACCATCGGGACCACGTGGGTGGAGGATGAAAACACCGGCATCAAGACGCAGAGCGTTGCCATTGCCGGGGTCAAGGCCACCAACACCGCCACGGTAGACCACGTTTACACGGGGGCGGGGACCAGCGACGATTACGCGGCCTTTGTGGAGGCGGAAAACCAGTACCTGACGTACATCACCAACGGCTACGCAGAGACCTATGACGGCGGCATCAAATTTACGATCTTCGGGGATGCCAACACGGTGTCTATCCCCATTGTTGCGGAGGTGAGCTGATGGGCAGAGTGATTTTGAGCGGGGCGAGTAAAGGCATGACCAAGCCAACCGTAGGAGCGCCTATTTCGGAACTTGCAGTTGGCTCCCCAGTCAGACTAAGCGTGAATGGCACCGTAACTGATTTTCTGATCGTTAATCAGGGTATCCCTTCTAATTCCATCCTGTATGACAGCTCCTGCAACGGCACTTGGCTGCTGATGAAGAACATCTACGAGAACCGTGTCTGGCAGAGCGGAAATATCAACAAGTACGAAAGCAGCGACATCCACACCTACCTGAACAACACGTTCCTGAACCTGTTTGAGAGCAATATCAAAGACGCAATCAAGCAGGTCAAGCTCCCGTATCGCAAGAACAGCGGTTCTGGCGGCACTGACCAGAGTGGTGCGAACGGTCTACTCTGCAAGATTTTCCTATTGGGTGGTTATGAGGTTGGCTTCACGACCAGCGACAGCGAAGACTTCCCGGTGGACGGTGCGAAGCTGTCCTACTTTACGTCTGGGACCGGCACGTCCGCTAACAACAAGCGTATTGCGTACCTGAACGGCTCGGCCGCCGCCTGGTGGCTCCGCTCCCCGCGCGCCAGCAATGCCGCCAGCGTGTGGGGCGTCTATACCAATGGCGACTCCTTCAGCAGCAGCGCAGTCAACTCGCGCGGCATCCGCCCCGCTTTGATTCTTCCCTCTACACTCTCGGTCAATAAAAACGGGATGGTGATTGCCTAATGGGACACTGTTTATTTTTGCGGAAGGGCGAGGTGCATACGGCACCTATGCCCCTGCCTTCCGGATACACAAAACTGGCGTATATCCAATCCAGCGGGACACAATATATTGATACCGGTGTCAAACCGGATCAAACATATACTCTGAAAATAAAATTTCAGACAACGCAAACGTTATCGGGTGGCGTTGCAGTCAGTGACCAGAACTGGCAATCAAACGGCTTCGGCCTTTGGTGCAATGCCGCCGTATTTGGGGATCAGGCGATGCAGAACGCTCCATTAAACGGAACAGACCCAATCGAGGCTGTGCTTAACCAAAGCGGCCTGACCGTCAATGGTGAACAAATATGGACACCGACAGCGGCAACTTTTGCGGTTCCTGCAAATATGACGTTGATGGCGCTCAACCGTAACGGTTCCATTGCTGAACAGCTGTCCGGAAAACTGTATTACGCACAGTTATACAGCGGAGATAGCCCAATCCGAGACTTTCTGCCTTGCAAAGACGCCAGCGGGGCGGTGGGACTTTATGACCTTGTAGGCAAGCAGTTCTACGGCAATGCGGGGACGGGGACATTCACCGCTGGGGAGGTGGCATAATGGGCAGAGTGCTTATGAGCGGCATTGTGCCGACGCTGAAAGCACCGGTGACGGGGGTGCTGGCCTCCAGCCTTGCGGTGGGGTCCACCGTGAAGCTGATGGAGGGCGGCACGGCGGTGGAGTATCTGGTGGTGAATCAGGGGATTCCCAGTAATTCCAGCCTGTATGACGCAAGCTGTGACGGAACGTGGCTACTGAGGAAGGATATTCACAGCAACCGGCAGTGGGACCCCAGCTACGTAAACAAGTATGAAAGCAGCGAGATCAACACGTGGCTGAATGGAGACTTTTTCAACAGCCTTGGGAACGTGGAACGTGCAACTGTCAGGCAGGTGAAGATCCCGTATCGGGCTGGCGGCGGTTCTGGCGGCACCGACCAGAGCGGCGCGAACGGTCTGTCCTGCAAGGTGTTCCTGCTGTCCTGCTATGAATTGGGCTGGACGACCAGTAACAGTTCGATGTACCCGGTTGACGGTGCAAAACTGGACTACTTTATCGCCGGGTCCGCTGGAAAATCCTTGCGTATTGCGCATTTGAATGGAACCGTTAATGATTGGTGGACACGTTCCCCCTATGCCAGTGGAACCAGCAATGCGTGGTTTATTCAGACCGATGGCAACAGCAATAGTTCTGGCGCATCCAACTCGCACGGTATCCGCCCCGCTTTGGTTCTTCCCAGCAATGCACTATTTGACGAAACCACCATGATTTTGAAGGGCGTAAAGTAACGAAAAAAAGCCTGGGGGCAATTCTCCGGCAGGTCCCACAGGGCTTCCGATGCGTTCTGTGTAAAACAGGGGGTGAGGCGCAAACAATAATAAGAGCCGCCCAGCGGGCGGCGCAGAAAATTGACAAAGCAAGGCGAATCGTGTATGATGGGGTTCGCCAGTAAGAGCGGTACGGTTGTTTCCCCGTAAAGGGGGTGACCGCATGAGCACAGCAGAAACCATTGCGTTACTTATGCTTGTGATTGCGGCTATCAAATTAGGCGTTGACCTAAAGAAATAACCGCCACCTAAATCGGCAGCGGCTTTTCTACGGATTCTAAATCTGTTGGGGAACGACCTGCACCGACCAAAGTGAGCCGTCCTTACTGGCCCTATTATATACATGCCCACGCCGCTTTGTCAAGGATGACAAGGCGGCTTTTTTGATTGGGAAACCATATAAGCGCCTTAAAACTGCAACTTTTAAGGAGTGTGTTATGACGGAGACGATAATCTGCGCCCTCATCACAGGGGGGCTGACGCTGATGGGCGTGCTCATCGCCAACGGCAAACAGCAGGCGATCACCGACACGAAGCTGGACGAGCTGACCCGCGAGGTGCGGGAGCACAACAACTTCGCCCAGCGGGTGCCGGTGATCGAGGAACAGATCAAGGTAATCAATCACCGGATTCAGGATCTGGAGCATGAAAACGAACGTTGAAAGGAGAACACTATGGAAAACATCAAGAAACGGCTGGGCAATCTGCTGGCGGTGAAAAGCCTTGTGACCATCACCCTGACGGTGGTGTTCGCGGTGCTGGCTTTGCGGGAGAGCATCAGCGGCAGCGAGTTTCTGACCATTTTCACGGTGGTCATTGGGTTCTATTTTGGGACCCAGCGGGTAGCCGAGGACAAGAACAGTTAAAACCGGTTGAAGAATCAACCGTAAATTTGAAAGGGGTACATATTATGGAAAAGATCTACGAGAATATCATCAACGAGGGCAAGAAGAACGGCAAGACCGTGGAGACCATTAACGCGGAGCTGAAGGAGGCCGGTGCCAACTTCCACCTGAATCCCGACGGCGGCGTGGCCAACTGGACCGAGGCGGAAATGGCCGAGGGCTTCATTCCTGCGGAGAAGGAGCCGGAGGACGTGAAGCACCTGCATGACGTGATGCGGTACGATGCCGAGAAGGCCGGGGAGACCCTGCGCATCCAGTGCGCCGAGGGCGTGTATGACGTCACGTGGGACATCTACGGCCATCCGGAGAAGGCTGTGAGAGTCAATGGTTGATACGTTCGACTGCGCCCGTGCGCAGATCTACCACAACACCGGCAAGCTGACCCCGGCGCAGATCAAGGCCAAGACCGGCTGCACTCACATCATCAACGGCTATCTGTTCAACGGCAAGTTTCATCCGGTGGGCTGGACGGTGATCGACGGCAAGATCATCAGCCGGGATAAGTACAACGATTTTGGTGTCAGCATCGGTGACAACGGCCTGCCCCTTATGAGCACGGACCGCCGTGACAATTTCCTCTCCGGTGTCCCCATCCTCAAGGCCGGGTCCAAGCTCTACCGGGGCCTGACCGCCGACGTGGCCAGGCCTGCTGCCCGGACGGCGGTGGGCTGGATGCCCAACGGTAAGGTGTGCCTGTGGTGCGACAAGTCCAGCCTGACCCGTGAGCAGCTCCAGAACAAGCTGCTGGGGCTGGGTGTGGTGGATGCCCTCATGCTGGACGGCGGCGGCTCCACGCAGGGTATCTTTCCCGGCGGGAAGGTCACCAGCACCCGGAAGGTGCCCACGCTGCTGTTGTTCTGGGAGCGTGGAAGCGAGCCTTTGGATGAAGACGCGGCGGCGCTGGAGTGGTGCAAGACCTCCGGCGTCTACACGGGGGCGGACATGCTGGCAATCAATCAGTCTATGACCCGGAAGGACTTAGCGGGCATTTTGTGCCGACTGCGAGAGGTGCTAAAACATGGTTGAGATCAACGCTTACAGCAAAGCCGCCTCCGGGGGCAAGCAGCTCTCCGCCCATTTTAAGGTGCGGGAGTTCGCGTGTGGAGACGGGTCTGACGCTGTTTTGGTGGCTCCCCGGCTGGTGATGGTGCTGGAAACCATCCGCGCCCACTTCGGCGCTCCGGTGGTGATCCAAAGCGCCTACCGCACGCCGCAGTACAATGCCAAGGTGAACGGTGCGGCCCACAGCCAGCACTGCTATGGCATGGCGGCGGATATTTCCGTCAAGGACCAGAAGCCGGAGACGGTGGCGGCCTTCGCCCGGTCGATTATGCCAAACTGGGGCGGCGTGGGCGTGTACGCCAAGAAGGGCTTTACCCACATCGACGTGCGGGAGAAACGCTCCGACTGGACGGGCTAAACTACTGAGAGGAGGGCCAGAAGATGGCAACATCCACGCGGTTAATCCGCGCTCTGCAAGTCTGGGGAACCCATGGAAAAAACAAACCGAGAGATCCGGGCGCTGTTGTCATCGATGGCCCCGGCCCGAGCGGCGCAGGCCGTCCGGCTGGTAGGCTTGCCGCCTGACGAGGAAGCGGCGGTGCTGGCAGTGGACGTCCACGGCCAGAGCTGCCTACAGGCGGCGGCGCTGCTCCACGTCAGCGTGGACGGCCTTGCCAAGATCCGGCGGCGTGCCTACGCCAAGATCGCGGATGATATGCAGGGGTAGAGGAAAGCCGTGTCCGAATCGGACACGGCTTTTCTTTGGGCAGTTTGAGGGCAGAATACAGGCAGTTTCCGGGCAGTTTGGCTGTCCGAATTTTTTGTATCATGAAGGTAGGAAAAAAGGAGGTGCGCTATGGATCAGCAATTTGCAATCGCAGGATACACGGGCTCCAGCTGCCTGATGTGCGCCATCGACGGCGCGGACATCTGGCAGGTGGACTATTTTGGCAACCGTCAGCAGCTCATCGGCAAGACCGCAGCGGCCTACACGGAACTGGAGGGCACCACCCAGCAGTACTATGACAAGCTGGTGGAGTTGGGCGTCATCACCCCGCCCAAGACGCAGGAGGAGCTGATGGGTGAGATGCAGTCGGCCATGAGTGACATGGCCGAGATCATCAAGGGCCTATCGGCCCAGGTAAAGGAGCTGAAGGAGAATGGATCTCAAACAGATCATAGCGGCCGCGTCGAAGATGTTCCCCAGCGCCGACCTGCAAAACGCGGTGCAGAAGGCGGAGCAGGCGATCAGCGGGACGGCTGACACGCTGGAAGGCGTTCAAAGAACCGCCAGGCGGCTGGGCATTGACCCCAATATCGCCAACAGCCTGTATGCCCGCTACGGGAAGACCATGCAGGCAAAGGCCCTGTGCGGCCTTCTGGGGACTACACCGGAGGCTTTGCGCTCCGATGCTAACAAGATCCTTGGCGGCGCACAGAACGGCTCCCAGGCCCCGCAGAAGGGGAAAGCGGGCGGTTCCACCAAATTCCCCCGGCTGAAATAGCCGGTTGGAATAAAAACACGAAAGGAGCACAAACACATGGAAGATCGTAGCACTGGTATGAGCTGGATTGCAGTCCTCTTTGTCATCATCGTGATTTTCGCCATTTTCGGCGGGAATTTCGGCGGCGGCTGGGGCTGGAATCGCGGCAACAATCCCTATCCCCCGCAGGAGAGCTGTAACCGGGTGAGCAACTGCGAGATCGAGAGACAGGAGATCGCCGACACGGCCCGGACCCAGTACCTCATCGAGCAGCAGAGCAATGACACCCGTATGGCCATCAACGCCAGCACGGAGGCCATTACCTCTCAGGCCAGCCGGATCTATGAGCAGCGCCTCCAGGAGACCATCTTTGATCTCAAGATGGAGAACCAGAACCTCAAGAACGGCATTTTCACCAAGGAGCAGACCGACGCGCTGGCGGCGAAGATCTCCGACTGCTGCTGTGGCTTCAACCGCCGTCTGGATGCCATCGAGGGCCGGATGCTGACCAAGCCGAACCTGTACGGCGTTGCGTCCACCTGCGGCGGCCAGATTATTCCCGCATCTTGCGGCTGCAACGGCAGCGGCAACATCTGATCAACTTTTTCCACATCGGAAACAGTTCAGGCCCCTTCGGCCGGGTAATGGGCGGGGCCGGTGCCCCGCCCTTCAATTTTGAAAGGAGAAAAATTATGAGTTGTAAGTCTGCTTTATACGCTGCTATGCAGACCCCCACGGCGGTGGCTGTTGGCGGCGTCATCCCTCTGGGCGGCCTGATCCGGCGGTACGGCTGCGACATTGCCCTCAACGGCAACGCGGTCAACCTCTCCGGCGTCGGCTACTATGACGTGGACGCCTCCATCACCGCTACCCTCACGGCGGCCGGAGCCGTCACCGCCACACTCTACAAGGACGGCGTGGCAGTCCCCGGCGCCACCGCCACCGAGACCGGCGCGGCCGACGGCACGGTCAACCTGGATCTCACGGCGCTGGTGCGTCAGCCCTGCTGCGCTGCCGGCGCGGCTCTGACTTTGGTGCTGACCGGCGTGGAGGCCACCGTTGACAACGTGGCCCTGCGGGTTCAGCGGATCTGACGGAGGCGCGGCATGGTGCAGCTGTTAATTGGGATGCTGCTGGGCGTCATGGCTGCCACACCTACCGGCCGCAGCATCGGCAACCAGATCGGCAACGCTGCCATTGATAAGGTCAAGGAGGCCATGAAGGCCCCGACGGCCGGAGAGGAGGACAACCATGGAGAATCTGCATGAGCAAATCAAGGCGTATATCCCCAAGCTGGAATACAGCATCCGGGAGTATATGCGGAACCCTGCCACACCCAACGCGGCGCAGGGGATCATGGCAATGGTGGAATGTCTGAACATGCTCAAGAGCGCAGAGGAAGCTATCTGCACGGGCCGGGAGATGACCAAGGCCGACGCGGAGGCGTGGGCGGCCCACATGGTCAACGAGGACGGCACCACCGGCCCGCACTGGCCCATGGAGCAGACCACGGCCCTGGCGGAAAGCATGGGCCTGTCTTGGGAGAAGATCTCCCCGTGGTGCTGGTGGGTCACGATGAACATGATGTACTCCGACTACGGCAGCGTGGCCATCCACTATGGCGTCAGCACGGCGGAGTTCTTTGCGGAGCTGGCCCAGGCGTTCCTGTTTGACAAGGACGGACCCGGCCCCAAGGAGAAACTGGCGGCCTATTACCACGGCATCGTTAAGGCGGGGGAGCAGGGCTGACTGTGTTCGGGACTGTGTTCACGCATCTTTTTATAACCGTTTCTATCTGGTTCTAACGGATAGTTAAAAACAGCGAAAAACCGTTGAAATTGCAAGCATTACAAGCAATCTCAACGGTTTTTCATTTGGCGCGGAAGGAGGGATTTGAACCCTATTCTTTCTGGCTGTTTTCAACGGTCTGCGGGTTTCTGTGTTCAGAAATGTGTTCAGCCGGAAAATATGTGTTCAGAAGCCCTTTTCCATCTTTTCCGCAGCGGCCTTCAGCTGGCCGTCCCGGACGTGGGTGTAGATGTCCATGGTGGTGGACAGCTGGGCGTGGCCAAGGAGCACCTGCGCCGTTTTGGGATCCACGCCGCTTTCCAGCAGAGCGGTGGCGTAGCCGTGCCGGATCTGGTGCGCCGTGACGGTGACGCCGCTGGCATCCCTGTAGGCATCGTACAGCGAGGTAAAGTGATCGTTTGTCAGAAGGCTGCCGTCCGGCTCCGCGAACAGGTAGCCTTTCCCCAGCTTTTTGGGGAGCAGCTTGGCCAGTGCCGGAAGCAACGGAACGTCCCTGCATCCGGCGTCAGACTTCGGCTGCTTGATGTGGGGCGAGTTGCCTACATGATACACGGATTTTTTGATGTGCACAAGATTTTTCTTTCGGTCGATGTCGGCGCCGGTGAGGGCCAGCGCCTCGCCCCGGCGGCAACCGGTATAATAAACGAGGAAGGCGAACAGGCCGAAGGGGAGGCCAGCGCTTTTTTTTATGAGTTCGATCTGCTCCGGAGGGGGCGCGTCCCGGTGGGTCTGCGTCAGGTTTCGGGGCGGCTTCACGGCGCTGGCAGGGTTGTAGCTTATGACGCCATCCACTTCGGCCTTGCGGAAGATCTGACGGATGATCTGCAACTGGGTCACCACGGTCTTCCGGGCGCGGGTGGCGGAGAAGTCCTTAATATACTGGTCGATCTCCTTTGCGGTGATCTCGCCGGGCGGCCTCCCTGCAAATTCCTTCTTGGCTCTGGCCAGTGCGGGGCGGTAGCTTTTCTGGGTGTTGTGCTCTAAGGTCGGTTCGATCTCCGCCCACCATGCGTCCGCGATTTTCTCAAATACAGCGGCCTTCTCCGTTTCGATGCGGTCCGCCTCCCGGTCAAATGCCTTGACCTTCTCCCAGACCTCCTTGTCGGTTTTCCCCCGGAAAGCCTTACGCTTGCCGTTGATCCGGAGGATGGTCTCGTGGAGGCCGTCAGGCCGGACGTAGTATTTCGGGTATCTTGCCATGGGTTACTCCCGCCAGAAGCCGATCTGGACGCAATGGAAGTCCAGATACAGCGCATACATGGCAACCAGACACAGGAGCACCAGCAGAGCGGCAATAATCCGGTTCCGGATGCGGACGCCCTGCTCCATCATCGTAATGATCTGCCGTTTGTTGGACAAGCGCTTTTCAAGGCCGACTTTTTCAGCCTGCAAGGTTTCTTCGGTGGCTGTATAGTGATCCCCGATGTCAAAAAACTCATCTATGGAAATCCCCAGGACAGCGCAGATCGGCCCTGCGGTATTGATGGACGGCGCTTTTGACGCATTTGCGAAAAAGTTGTTGACGGTAGACAGCGGCACACCCGATTTGTCCGCGATGTCTTGAGCCGTCATGTGCAATGCGGCTTTTTTATCTCTGCATAAGTCTTGAATCGTCAAAAAATCACCATCCTGTGTCAAATTTCCCAATATGGGCAGATAAAGTCTCAAATCCGATCCGGCAGTATATTGCCCATTTCCCCAATTTGGGCATTGCGCTACCCAACCCATTTGGGGTACGGTTTTCTTGCGGACAGGCAGACGCCCCCTCTGCCTGAAACGCAAAGTGCCCCCGACGCTTGTTGCAGAGGCGACGGGGGTACTTGTTAATTATTCCGATTTCTCCGCAACAGGGGCGGCCATTATTAGCAGCGCTGGTCTAAGATAAGCAGGGCCAAAATCCCAATAGGCACAAGGAAAATTCCCAGCGCACCATATTGCCAGCGCGTAAATGCGAAAACAAGCAATAGAACGTCACCGATAACGCTCAACGCTGTGCCGATCGCCAACCATACGCCAAAGGCGGGCGCACCCATCCTGCAAACCTTTTCGCAGCCTGGAGTATATCTGGGCTTGCTGATACATACAGGCAGCCAAAATGGGCCGAGAAGAAAACCACCAAGGGCATGGGCCCAGCATGCGGACGATGCCCATCCTTTCGCTCGCGTTATGACATAGCAAATCAAGCCACACAGCAGGAGAGCAACCAACCCTCCGGAAATATAAATTACCATAATAATGGCCCCTTTTGTATGATTAGGCCGCAGCGATCGGCCTTTGGGATATGATTGGAGGTACTTATGAGCAGCCAGACCACCCGCACCGTGTCCGATTCGGACACTACTTACGCATTGGACCTGTTTGCATCTCTGTCCCCCGCGGATCAAGCGGAGATCATGGCTCTTGCCGTCTCCGCTTTAGCATCTCCGCAATGATCTCATTCTGAGCCTGCGGAGATAGCTGGTCGAAAATCCGGGCAAATTCCTGCGTCAGTCCGGCCACTTCGGTGGCCGGACTATTTTCTTTCCCCGTCAGGATGTACTCCGTAGTTGTGCCCAAAACTGCCGCAATCTGAGGTAGATACTTGGTATATGACTTGGCTTTTCTTTTTTTCCATTCACTCACTTTTGACGGAGAAACGCCGATTGCGTCGGCAAAGTCTTTCTGCTCCTTGAACCTTTCGCCAACAAGAGCAAAAAGCCGATCTATTTGATCCATTGGAATCACCCCTCAATGTTTTGAATGTCACTTTGAGAAAAACCGATTGATAACAAATAGTCCGTTCGCTTCGCACAAACATTGGATAAAAGCTGCCCCTCCATTTCAAGGTAATGCAGAAGGCTTTCGTAATCGTCTGCGTTACCATCGGCGATAAACGCTGAGCATTTCTCATAGATGACACGCGTATTAGCAATGTATGCCCGTGTTGCTCCTATGTACATGATTTGCTCACGAGTGTCTAACGAAAAATCGTCTAAAGACTGTTGAAGTCTCCAGATTTCGTCGATGATGCTTTCCATGTCTGTGGAAGTATTTCCCTTTGCAATATTTTCCACGTCATCTACGAGGTCAAGCTGGTATTGATTTACGACTGTTGCCATCCCCCACAGCGTGGTGTCAAGTTCGTCTTCCTTGACAGTATTTTCACTTGATTTTCCACAGGCCGGGATAAGCAGCAACGAAAAAATCAACAAAGCCCATGTGCAGATTTTTTTCATGACAAACACCCACAAGCGTAAAATTATTGATACAATAATTATGCAATCTGACAAACCTATAAAATTTTGATTTCAAGTATTGACAATTATTAAAATCACGATTATGATATAGCCATAGAGGACATAGCCCCAAGGACAATATACCACACCGGGGCCAAAACATCAAGAGAGGAGGCACAAGGAATGAAAGGGACTTACGTCCTTGGCTATATCTGCGGAATTATCGCAGCACTGCTTGTCTTATCAAGGCTGCAGCTACTGTAGCAAGGACGCCGGAAAGAAAGCCCACTACGAAGTTGGCAAGGTGATTTTTTACAAAGTCAGCCCGTGCGTTGGCCTTGTCGATAAAGTAGGTAACGCCATCGTCAGTCAGCGTGATCCAGAATTCATTATCCCCGGCTGGGATCAGCTCGGCCAGCCCTAAAGACTTGAGCAAATAGGCGCTTGGTTCATCCAGCCCCGCCTCGTTCAGATCTGCAGGTTCGCTTCCGTTTTTGGTCAGGGCTTGCAGACGCTTCAAGTCTTTTTCGTAGCGTTTCATCCGTGCTCCTTCCGGTGGCTCTGCGGGTCATCTGTGCGGCCCAGAAGGTAGTCCACGGAGCAGTCCAGATAATCGGCGATTTTGGCAAGTGCTTCCAGCCTTGGATAATACCCTCCAGCCTGCATGGAAGACAGCGTATTAACGCTTAGCGAACAGTCTGAAAGCATTTTCCCAATGGCGATCTTTTTAGACTTTGCCAATGCCTTTATGAGATTCGCAACTTCTTGTGAATTATTCATAAAAAATCCTCATAATTTTGTAATCGCACACAAAATCAAAAGAACTTGTGAAAAACGCTTTACAATCACAAGAACTTGTGATAATTTATATCCACAGAGGACATAGCCCCAAGGACAATATATCACACCGGGGCAACGCCGTCAAGGCGGGAAAGGAGCAACAACAATGATCGTTAACAGAGTCAAGGAGCTGCGGACGGCTGCCGGCATGACCCAGAAGGCGCTGGCGGATCAGCTGGGCGTGACCGTGCCCACGGTGAGCAAGTGGGAGCTGGGCCAGCGGACTCCGGAGCTGGAGAGAGTTTTTCGCATGACGCTGATCTTCGGCGTCCCCATCGAGGAGATCGTCCAGCGGACGGAGAGCGCGTGAGAAGGGAGGAGCGGACATGGCACGAGAGCGTGAGAGCTTCCGGGATCAGCTGCAATCCTTACAGGCCAAATTCCCGGAGCAGGAGGTTTTGACCAAGGACCAGGCCTGCAAGCTGCTGGGGCTGGACTGGGACGCGCTGGTCCACAATGACGAGTTCCCGGCCAAGAAGGTGGGGAAGCGCTACATCATCCCCATTGTACCATTGGCACGGTGGATGGTTACATGGTAGCGCGGAAAGGAGGAAAAGACAATGGACAAGAAATGCCCGAATCTGTACCAAAGGGCAAGGCTGAGCACCGGATTGACGCAGGAACGTGCAGCGGAGCTGCTTGGGCTGTCCCCTGAAAGTTTGAAGCAGTACGAGGGCGGCAAGACAGTGCCCAAGGACGAGACGGTGGCCAAGATGGTGGAGGTGTATCACCTGCCATGGCTGGCGCTGGAGCACGCGCAGGCCACGGACACGCTGGGCGTGATGCCGGAGGTGACGCCAAGGCCGCTGCCAATGGCGAGCATCGCTCTCCGGAACCGTCTGCAAGACGCGACGGGCCGGTTGGACGCCCTGCTCCGGATCGCGGAGGACGGCGTGATCGACGAGGCTGAGCGTCCGGAGTTTGATGACATCGTCCTGGAGCTGAGGGATACCATGGCGGCCATCTATCAGGTGATCTATTCAGGCGCAAAAAAAGAACGCCCCGAGGCGGCAACCTCAGAGCGTTCAGGGGAAAAAGTGTGTGGTATTGGATCAACCACTGGATGTATCAATTATAGCACAAGATCCACGCTGCACGCAAGCCCTAATTTTCGCCGGGAAGGGGGCGTATCCCTGTGACCGGTTGGGCAATGTTTTTTATGGTCGTCGGCGTTGCGACGGTGGCGGCAATCCCGCTGCGGATCGTGGATCGGATGGAAAGATAAGGGGGCAATATGGCAGAGCATGAGATCAGGTCGGGCCGTGGAGACGGCTTCACGGTCCTGTATAACTCAATGGTCAAGGATGACCGTCTGCCGCTGGAAGCAAAGGGTCTGTTTGCCTATATCATGTCCCGCCCGCCGGACTGGAAATTTACGGTTTCCGGTCTGGCGGTCAGCACCAAAACGGGCAAGGATAAGATCCGGCGCATTTTGGCGCAATTGGAGCAGGTGGGCTATCTGCTGCGGGAACAGGGG